CTACTTGACAGGGTATAGACCATCAGTCTTTCTTATTTTTATTCTAAATTTTGTAGTATTAGAAATAGTGCTTCCAGCTTCATTAGCTATACTTCCTGACTGCTGTGGAATAACATCAGCCCATACTTTTTTTAATAATTCAGGTTCTATTGTCATACCCAAGTCTGTATCAACTTGGGTATTCCTCCATATTTCAATTCTATTGTTCATTTTACTTATTAAATTCATCAAATCTCCTATGTATACTTTAATTTTGTATAAAGGCATGAAAGTATATTATTTGGTTTAAATTCTAAATCAGCTGAATCTCTATTCTCATATCTATCTGCAATTATAATAAGTTGAGCTAATTTATAAGTTTCAGAATTTCCAGCTTCATTATTTTTAATTCCTGTAGAAGCTTCTATTTCTTCTTTACTGTACTTACATAGCATCTGAAGTAAATTGTCTTCCTCGTCAGAATCTAATCTTAAGTAATCTTTTATTTCTTTTAAAGTTAACTCTCCCATAATCTCTCCCTTAAGCAGCAGGAACAGATTCAGTATCTATTTGTAAGAACACTACAGCATCAGTATCAAATTTTTGTATATCTAATCTTAAAGTACCTCTTACTTTAGTAAGATCATTTTCAAATGCTCCAGCTCCTACATCTGTTGACTTTAATGTCATTAACTGTCTGTCAAATAATACAATTGCTTCTTTTAAATCTCCAATAATAATAGGGGCTTTAGTTGTATCATTTTTTAATATCTTATTTGGATAAACTTCTACCGTTCTTCCAGCTATCATTTTCTTAGTTGGATTTGTAGGATCTTTTTCTAGTAAGTAGTTTCCATCTGAATCTTTCAATTTATCTAACCAGTTAAATCCTGTTTGATTAGTAACAACTACAGATCTTTCAGATATTGCAGGATCTAGCTCCTCATTCAAAGCATCTTTTATACCATCTATTCCAGTTATAGCTTTTTTAGTTAATGTATTTAAAAGAGCCACAATTAAACTATTTTCTGTTGCTATCTCTTTTTTAGCAAACCATTTATTTATATACGCTTGTAAATTTGCAGTATTATCTTGTAATAATGTATTAGGAATTGGAAGTATTCCACCATATTTTTTAATAGAATAAGCAATAGGAAGCCATTTAGGACTAGCTAAATCTTTTATTTTTCCACTTTCTGTAACTTCTTCAAATGGAGTATTTTCTGCATCCTGTTCTATAACTCTTGTTCCAGTTAAAGTAGTAACACTTTCAGTTGATACCAAGTTTCTCAATGATTTATACTGTCTTTTTAACTCAATAATGGCAGTTCTCTGATCTACTGGAATTAATAAGCCTCCATCTGCATCTGTAGTAGATGATAAAGCATTTTGTATTATCATCCTATCTTCTAAACTTCCTTTGTTTTTTAAAACATTATAAAAAGCATTTTCGTAAGCTTGCGAATTTATCCCATTTTCTACTGTAGCTGCTACTGATAATGGCTTTCCTGCTCTAGCTGAATTTTCTATTTCTTCATTTTTCAAAGCTAAATCTAGTTTTGCCTGCAACCCATCAATCTCTGAATTTGCTGCATTTATTTCTTCTATTGTTGCATCATTTTTATTTAATAATAGTGTTGCTTTGTCTTGTGCTGCCTTTAATTGTTGTTTTATTGTATCTGATAGTTTCATTTAGTTACCTCCAAGTTTTAATTTAAGTTTTAATTTTTCTTTTTCAAAATTGACAATCTTACTTTTATCTTGTTCATTTTCAATTTTTGTATTATGAATTTTATCTTTTAGTTGTTCAGGTACATTATGCTTATTAAAATACTCTTCATCTATACAAGCCACTGTTTCAGATGCTTCTCCTACAGTAATATTAAAATATTTAACTGCCTCTGTTCCTGTCAACCAAGTTTCTTTATCCATCAAATTTATAAAAGTTTCTTTTTCTATTTCTTCATTTTCTGCTTTTTTCTCCATATAGATATCTGCAATTGTACTATCTATTTTTTCCAATAATTCTATTGCAGAATGCATATCATTTATATTTCCAAAAGCAATAGTCATAGCTCTGTGAATCATCAAGTAAGCATTTTTAGGTACTATAATAGTATCTCCTGCCATTGCTATAAATGATGCTGCACTTGCTGCTAATCCATCAACATAAACAGTTTTTACTCCTGAATATCTTTTCAGCATATTGTATATTGCTATCCCAGCAAAAACACTACCTCCCCCTGAATTTATATAGATATCCAGTTCTTTTCCATTCGCTTCATCAAGTAAATCCTTTATTTCTTTAGGAGTAACATCACTATCATCCCATTTATCGCTTTCAATGTCTCCATAGATTAATAATTCTGCCTTTGTCTCGCTTTTATTTTTTAACTCAAAATAACCAGCATTTTTTCCTTTATTTTGTAATTGAATTTTTATTTGTTTCACCCCCTTTATTGTATTGATCTCCTGCTTTTTCAAGAGTTATAGCATTGCCATTACCAATTAACTTATCACCTCCTTCAACATAAGGAAGATTTAATTCTTCTCTAGCTTCATTTGGAGTCATTATAAAGTTTTGTACAAATGCAGAGTAAACAGATGCTTTTGTCTGGTTATCCATTTTAAATAATGTATTCTCATTTATTGCTAATCTGTAACCTTTTTCCAATTCACTATATCTCATTAATTTATATGTCAATTCTTGTTCATAGGACAGAAATAAAGGCTGTAAAGTATTAACATAAAAATCAAGCTGTTGAGTCTCTGAATTGCTATAAGAAGATTTCGTATAATCATTAACCACATTCGGCTTTATACCAAAAGCTGCTGCGATTTGTAAGGCACTATTTTTATTATTTTCAAAAAACTGTGCATCTGCTAGTTTCATATCTAATAGCTGTGCCTGCATTCCATGAGGTAAAGGTATAAATGCTCCAGAAGTTTTTGATTTAGCAAATTCTTCTATATCCTTCACAAGAAGTTGAGCCTTTTCTTTTTTCATTTCCCCAGCATAGTGAACAATCACTTTACTACCAAGAGTTCCACTGTTATATATCTTTTTGAGAAATTTTAAAGAACTTTTTTGAATATTCATTTGGGCTCTTATTATGTCTCTAACAGGCATTCCTGCCAATCCATCCCATGACATATGTGTTTTAAAATGTAAAACATCCTCTTTTGAAAAAGAATACCTCATAGATGTCTTTTGATCAGTCCAAACATACCAGATATTATTTTCTTTCCCAAAATATCCTTTATCATCTACCCAAATTTCTACATCTGTACTCGGTAACTGCCAAAGATGGCTAATATCACCTTTATTATCTCTTTCAACATAAATATATGCATTTCCATAATGATTTCTATTTAATTCTAAAGTTTGCCAAAATGTTATTGCAGACATATAGGGATTTGGTCTTATGTTTAAAAGCATATCAAGTTTATTATCAAAGATTTTTTCTTTTCCCTTTTTCTCTGTAATAATCCTTTTTTCCCACTGCATTTTACCAAGTGATTCTGCTAGGTGTTTTAGACATATAAAGTAAATGGTTTCTGATATATCCTGCTGTATCTCCAAATCCTCTTCTTTTATACCAAGTTCCTTTAAATATTCTCCTAACTCTGCCAGATTAAGTGGTGAACCTCCTTTCAATTGCTTAATACTATTCCATATTTTCTTTAATTTCATATCTCACCTCCCTCTTTATAGATACTGCTGACTTTATCTAAGTATTCATCCATATCAAATGTAAATTCATGATATTGTGCTAATTTATAGCAGCATAAAGTTGCATCCACAGGATCAATTCTCTGTTTTGTCATATCTTTATCTATTTTTATCAATCCATTTGTTTGCCTGACTACTGCATTTTTTATCGCATATGTAAGTACTGGATTAGGTAAATAAAGAACATTTTCACTATATACTTGTTCTCTAAATCCTGCCGTAGCTTCATTTAAAGATTTATATGATTGATATACTTCTATACATTCATAACCTTTATTAGATAAATCCATCATCAGTTTAGAAGCATTTGCAGGATCAAAGCATAAAGATTTTATATTCCATTCCTGCTCTTCACAAAAATCTATAACATATCTCATTACAGCTTCCTGATCCACTATTGGAGTATTGGTAATTGTCACATATCCTCGCTGTACCCAACTATCATATGGAACCTTATCAACCATTATTCTTTCTCTTAATTTTTCTTCATTTGGTATAAAAGAATGGCTGTACAATACATACTTAGGAACTTCATTATCCATAACAGGTAATATAAACGATACTGAGGTAAGGTCAATTTTTGCTGACATATCAAATCCTACATACACATCAGCTCCTCTCAAATCATAGGGGATTTCTTTTACTTCACAGGCTTCCCATTTATTAATATCCATATATCCATTTACTTTAGCTTGAAGCCATAAGTTTAAACATTTAGTTTTAAAAGACACCATTTTTTCTGGAATATCTTTTGCTACTTTGAAATCTGATGCAAGCTTATCTAATCCCTCTTGATAATATGCTCTTATAGGATTTGCTTTTCTCCATGTATCAATATTTGAGATATCATCTTCTTCATCTGCTTCACAAATATCTATAAAATATTCATCATTAACTGTGTCAGAATGAGGATTTAAAACATTTGAGCAATATTTATATTCCTGCACATAACATGGAACATTCAAGTCCATTCCTGCTGTTGTTATGATGAATAGTAAAGGTTCTTTTGAATTGCTTCCTAAACCAAGATCATAGAACTCTGTAGTAGTGTGCTGGTGGTATTCATCTAATACTAAGACAGCAGGATTAGTTCCATCTCCATTTTTTCCATCTTGCTTACTTAATGGAGTAAGAAAAGAATTAGTTTTAACATGAACTATCTTATCTCTCGTCAATTTGAATTTAGTTGATAATATACTTCCACGAAGCATATTTTGAGCTTCATTGAAAAGGAGTTTTGATTGTTCTCTTTTAGTTCCTGCACAGAATGTTTCAGCAATTTCATTATTTTTAGTAGCAACTACAGAGATTTCATATAAAAGGCTTCCTGCCTGCATTTGTGTTTTTGCATTTTTTCTGGCTACTTCAACAAATGCTTTTTTAAACCTTCTAACTCCTTTTTTATCTTCCCAACCATAAATTTGACATAAAATGAATTTTTGCCATGCTGTAAGATTGATAGGCTGTCCTGCTAATACCCCTTTTGAATGTTTCAAATAAGTAAACCAAGTTATTATATTTTGAACTTTTTCTTCATTCCAGATATATCTCCATTCATTTCTCTCTATATCTTCTAAAAATCTTTCACAAGCCCATTTATGCTTCTCTCCACTTACTATATTTCCACTTATACAATCTATTGCATATTCAATTAATTCATTCTTAATAGTCATATTAAATGTCTCCAAATTCATTCTTTACATTATTTTTATCTATTTGTGTATCTCCAAACATCAGTTTCAGTTTTCCTTCTGCCGTTAATCCTAATAAAGAAGCATATTTTTTAACCTCATCAGAATACTTCAATTCCAATGTAGTCAAGTTATTGATTTCTTTTCCTATTCTAAATTTCAATCCTACTTCTTTAGTTATAGCTGCATACTTTGCCAATGCATTGCAGTAAGCTCCTAGATTGTTATAATCAAGATTATTGAATGTTGGACTTTCTTGTAATTCTTTGACAAGTCTTTTCCATTCATTAATTGCATAGTCATTAATAAGCCATTCAGGAGTTTTCTTTAAATGTTCCTTTCCTATAAATTTCAACTTGGCTTCTTCTAGTTCCTTTTGTTTTTGCTGTTCAGTTGTCAAATTCCCTTTTTGAGTTGAGAGAGGTTTCTTTGCTCCCATTTCTTCCCTCCTTTTTTATTTTTATTCAGAAAATTTTCTATTTAGAAATTTGTGAAAACTTCACTAAGGGATGCGGTCTTGGAAGCACTTCCCAAAACTTTTTTATATCCCCCTACCCCTCTAAATATCTTTCTATATAGAGTCTTTTAAATTTCTTTAGCTCTTGCTGTACTTCTTTTATATCTTCAATGTTATATCTGTGATGAACTTCTCTATGTGCTTCATCAGATAACGGAATAAGATTTTCTATGTCATATGCTTTGCTAGGATCAGCATTAATTTCTATGATATGATGTATCATAGTTGCTGGAACAGCTTTACCATACTTGAATAATGTATATAAGCAAAGATTATCATACTTGCTTAGGCATTCTTTTCTTATAAGTTCCCACTGTTTAGAATGATATATATCTTTGTTCTTTCTCTGATATTTATCATAAAACTTATTACTTTCTTTCTTAGCTTTAACATAGCAACCATTTGGACACTGAGTTCCTATTGGATGTTTAGCTCTACATCTATTGCATATCTTATTAATTGCCACTATTCCTCCTTCAAATAATCTTCAGCTTCTTTCTTTTTGAACTCTAAGTCTATCCTCTTCATTTCAAGTTCTGCTTTCTTTAACTCAACATCAATTTTAATTTTTTCTATCTCTGCTTTTTCTTTATCTCCAAGTATATTCTCAATACTTCTTTTAAGTCCAAGCATTGTTTGTATTCGTGGTACTCTTGTTGATATAGCTACTTCAAGCTCTCCATCTATAACAATTTCTTCTGCACCATAAGCATCATCAATCAAATTTTGAATCTGATTAATTTCTCTACGAGCTGAATCATTTATTCTATCTTCAATTTCTTTTTTTCTTTTTTCTGCTTCATCTGCATAGCACTCATAAGCATGTGCAACTCTACTTCCTTTAATCCAAGTATCTCCTTTTAGCTCACTTTTCTCTTTTCTTTTTTTCAAAGTATTGTATGATACTTTATAGATAAAAGATAAGCTTTTTAAATCTTCACCATATTCATATCTCATACGGATTTCAAATTCTTTACTTTTTGTTAATGCTGCTATCTCTCTCACCTCCTCCTAAAAGATAAAAAAGATATAATATTGAAAAGATATAAAAACTATGTAATTAACTGTAGTGAATAGTCTAAGTTTTTCTTAACTAAAAAAATTATTTTTAGAGCTGATTAATTCTGGCTTTAAGTAGCTTCGAGAGGGTACCAGCTATATTAGTTTAGCTGGTAAAAAAAATTAGATTTATTAATTCTTGATATTTTTCATAATTTTTGGTATCCATATACTTTTTTAACTGCTGTTCATACATTTCTCTGTGTCTAATACTTATTTGCTTTTGACAAATTTCATATAAGAATTTCCAGTCAAATATCCATGAATTTTTCTTTAGATATTCAAATACACCTCTTTCCTCTTTTAAATGATCTGGTATATTTTTTCCAATTTTTTTAAGTTTATTTCTTTCCACTCTCTTTACTTTTTCATTTCTTCTAAAATTAATAAAATCATATATTAATTTATTTTTTATTCTTTCTATCTGCTTTGAAGGTTTTACTTTTAATTCATAATCAAGTGCTTCAAGAAATATTTGTCTTAAAAAGTCATTAGTTAAGAATACTTTAAGACTGTTATCCAATTTCATTTTTTCCATTATGTTTCTATAGTAATCTCTTCCAAAGAGTACCTCTATTCTTGTTAATTTTTGTTCAAGAAAAATATCTTGATTAGCGAATAATTCAAAACTTTTATCATAAATCTTAATAACTTTTCCAGTATTTTCTTTTCTGCTTTCAGGAAACTTTGCATTAAAATATATAATTCTATCTCTTTTTATTTGTTCTGGTATATCTGCATCTGTTGCACTATACATACCAAGAGCTTTTTGATGATTAGCTCTAATCAAGAGCAATATAACTTCTTGAAGATCTCTATAGTCTTTCTCAAATGTTATATTGATTTCAAGTTCTCTTATTTTCGCTTCTGTTAGATCTAATTCAATTCCTCTATTTTCAAGATCTAAAACAATTCTTTTTAAGCATTCATAAACTTCTTTAACACTTGAATTATAAATATTATGTTCTACTTTAATTTTATTGGCATTAAATTCAAATGTTGAGAAGCTATATACTTCACCAGTAGCCTTTAAATTATTAGAATAGACCAAATGAAAGCCCTTTTCTTTTATCTCAAATCTTTCAATATACTCTTGTTTATTTACTATTTCCTTCTTTTCCAGTTTTTCAAAGTTCAGTATCTTAAAGTTATTTATCATAATTCTGTCTATCCCAATTACTTCAAGCCTACTAGAATCTATTATCATATCCACCTCCCTTTTTTAAGTCTTGCCAACCCCTATCCCAAAGCTTATCACTTTATCCATTTAAACTTAAAAAAATTGATTATTTTTTGTTTTTGAGATTATATAATTCTCTAAATATGATAGATGCAGCTATTCCTATAATAAATCCAGCACTAAAACTAAACATTGTATTAACCATTTCTCACCTCCTGAAAAATCTTTAGTCAATTTTTTTACAAAAAATAAAAGGAGTTAAGATCTGCATCACTACAAACCTTAACTCCTCTATGAGTTCTATCGTAAATTTAATTTTATTTAATCTTTATAACAGCTTCTTCTTTACAATGGCTACACCTAACATGAAATTCACTTCCATTACTTATTATTGATGTTTTAGGTGCAAAATGTATCCAACCATCCTTTGAAGTCTCGTATAGAAATTGACCACACTTTTTACATTTTTTTCTTGTCTCTTCCATTCTTGATTTCTCAATTATGATTGTCATATTTCAATATTAGCATACAAACGATTAAAAATCAATCATAAATTTTTATGCCTCTTCCTCCTCATTACTTGATATAGATATCTTAACATAAAAAAATATTTTTTGTAATAGCCTCTGATCAAAAAGTGTACTTCAAATAGTACACTTTTTTTTATGTTAATCGAAAAAGTTTTATTTTAAATGCTACAAAATTATCTCTATAATATTTTTCAATCATTAATATTATGATTTTTATATAGTAGGTATTAATTTTTTGAAATCTCGTTATTATTGACATATTTATAAATTAAAGTTATAATTTTATTAGCAGTCTTTTTTATAGAGTGCTAATAAAAATAAAGGAGGAATATTATGAATTTTATAGATTTAAAAGAAGATTTAATAACTGATATGATTAATGAAGTAGATTCAGATCTTAAAGATGGAGCTTTATATTTTAGTCCAAGACTAAGTGAATTAGGGGAAAAAAAATATCCTGAAATACTAAAAAAGTCTTTAGAAAAACTGGATTTTAATTTATTTCTTTATCTTTTATCAGAGCCAGGAATTTTAAAAACACATGAGTTAAGAAAAGGAAAACCTGTAAAAGTTCCAAGTAATGCTCCCAATTTAATAGCTGAGGGGGAATTTAATAAGTTTTATATTAGAGCACTCTGCTTAAAAGCTATTAGAGAGGATAGAAAATTAAAAGTATACAGAGCTAAGGAGGTTTCTAGCCCTAGACCTGATTCAGAAGAAAAAATAGGTTTAATTGTTGATCCTACTGAGTTATTAAACGATTTAAGAGAAACAAAAGGAATTGATAGTCATTTAGGATTACCAAATGGCTATAATTCAGGACTTAGTGTTAAATTATATTAGCAAAAACCCCCTAGGTATTATATCTAGGGGGTTTAATTTGATATTTATATATAAAAATTTTCAATATTGTTCATAATCATATTTTTCTTTAGGAGTACATTTACAAAACTCTACCTTTCTCTGTAAACTTCGTCTATAATAATAATATTCCCATTCTAAACTTCTTAACTTATAATTATTTTCCTCATAATTTACATTCTTTTTAAAATATATTTCCCTTTTCTTTATTCTAATCTTAAAATTTTTATACATAAAATATTTTAAATAATTATATATCCAATTATCTAAAACCTTAAGCTGGTTTACATCAGTTATGTTTCCAAAATATCCTATCCAGCTTCTATAATCAACCATTTTACCACATTTTTCGCATATCTCATAGTATGCCCTATTTCCAAGAATTTTAAAATTTATCTTAGTGATTAATCTATTTTGAACATCTGCTACTTTTTTTTCTTTGTATTCTTTACTTTTTTTTATTTCTGAAAATATTTTTTTTATTTTAGTTTTGAATGCTTCTATATTTTCTTTTTTTACTCTAGTTTTATTTTTTTGAATTTCAAATCCTACATAATTAACCATTTTTTTATTTAAATTTATAATTTGGCTTTTTTCTCCTAAAGGATGTACTATTAAATTTTTAGATAATAGCTTTTCTTTGATTTCATTAAATATAGTTTCTATATTTTTTGAATTTTTTAATAAAACTAAAAAATCATCTGCATATCTTATATATTTTAAATCATATTTTTCATTTAAAGTTTTTATCATCCACAAATCAAAGTCATAAAGATAGATATTTGCCAGTAATCCTGAAAGTATTCCTCCCTGAGGAATTCCTTTTTCTCTTTTTTCCCTTTTTACTTTTACATTATGAAATAATTTATACTTGGGAATCATTTTTTTCCCTTTATATCTTGCTTTATTTAAATTTTCTGGAGTTATTCTATAAGAGTATATAAAATTCTTTAAAATACTTAATAATATTTTATTTTCTTTACAGAAAAAACTATATAAATCATCTATTAAAATTTTATGATCTATTGTATCAAAAAATTTACTCAAATCTATGTTTAATATATACATATATCCTTTCTCAATATACTTTTCTATTTTTCTTACAGCTGATGGAGCAGATTTTCCCTCTCTGTATGCAAAACTAATTTGATCCACTTTTTGAAATTTTTCTTCAGTATAATTTTTTATACTATCATATATTAATTGTTGAACCACAGTATCTTTTACATTAGCTATAGAAAGAATTCTTATTTTATCTTTTTTTTTAGCTTCTGAAACTGTTAGAGACTTATCTTTTGAAATTTCTATTTCTCTAAATGGTTTAAATAAATATTTTCTACTTTTAATTCTTTTCATAATTGGAGTAAAATTATTTTCATAATAAAAAATTTTATCATAAACTCTTATGCTTATCCCATCTTCACCCATTATTCTCTTATCTTTGTTTGGGATACATAAATAATCTCTTTTTTTATCTGCATATTCATCATATATTCTTTTTAAATTTTTTGTAGTTAAATTTTCTAATATTTTTTCATCCAAAGTCATAAAAAAAATCTATCCAAAATTATATGGATAGATCCGCCACCCCCTACTATATTTATGTAGTAAAATTATTAAGTTATATAATAACTATAAGCAACAAAGTGTGATATAATATGTATATAACAAATTTATTTCTGTTAATAAATAAATTATTGACAGAAGCAGAAGCTTAATATTTTTAAGGCACTTTACTCTAAAAAATAAGACTCAAACTTCAATATTATTGGTGGCTATATTTGAGTCTACACCACCCCCTATAATAAATAATTATTATTATAGTAAAAATCTAGAAGACAACAATCAAATGATTATTGTCCTTACAAGAGCAAACAATTCATATAGTTTGTAAAGAATCTTAATGATTAATACAATCTTAATTATCATGTTATCACTCCTTGTTGCTTCTGTCAATAATTTATTTATTAACAGAAACCAGAAGCTAAAACTCTTAATTTGGTTTTTTTAGAGCATTATTTAGTTGCGTTGCATTCCATATATTTGATGCAATCCTCCTATTAAATAGAATAGCTTTTTTATTGTATTTTGTCAAGAGTTTATCTTTTATTGAAATACAGAAAACATGCTAACTTTGAAAATAACTTGAACTAAAACAATAAATATGATATTATTTTAATTGTAAAAGCTAATAATTTTTACATCAGTCATATTTAATCAAAATATTGGAGAAGTTCTTGAAATGGCATTATTACCATTTGCGTTTTATATATTAAGAGGTGATAGTATGAATATTAAATTTATTCTTCAAGGTTTTGTTAATGGAAGGGTGGGATATGAAGGATTTCCTTATTAATTAATTGATTAGACAGTTGTAAAAAATGATAGAATCCACTACTGCTATATAGCAGCGCCTTTATCCTTCACCAAAATGATTATTATGCTCTCTTTTTTAGAGAGCTTTTTATTTAACTTATTTTCTTTATTATTTACAAAAATTATTTTTTCTTATTCAATAGATTTTTCAATTCTGTATTAGCTTTTTTATATAAATGTGTATAAGTCTCAAGTGTTGTCTGTACCTCTTCATGTCCTAATCTTTTTGAAATAGTTATTATATCTATTCTATTGTTAAAAAGAAAAGATGCATGAGAATGCCTCAAATCATGAAGTCTTATTTTTTTTACTCCTGCTTTTACAGCATATTCTTTCATATCATTTTCAAAAATATGTTTTGTATAAGGAAAAAGTCTATCTGTTTTTTTAGGTTTATAAAGCCTTTTCAAATATTTTTCTATAAGTTCTAATAATTCATCTGAAATATCAACTGTTCTTTTTCCTTTTTCAGTTTTGGGAGCAGTTATCACATCCCTACTCCCTAACCTTTGATAACTTTTATTGACTATTATAACTTTATTTTCAAAATCAATATCTTTTATGCTCAATGCTAATAATTCTCCTATTCTCAACCCTGTCCAAAATAATATTTGAAACGCTGTATAACTTGGTATTTTATGTTCTATTAAAGCTACAAATTTTTCAAATTCTTCTGGTGTCCAAATATTTTTTTCCTCAGCTCTTTTTTTGCCAATTGTCCCAGCTCGATGGCATGGATTTTCTTTCATACTATGAAATCTAACTGCATAATTAAATATAGCTGTCAGCTGATTACATATTGTTCTTATATAAGTCTGTGAATATGGATTATTATGTCTAGTGACTCCATTTAATAAGGTATTCTGCCATGCTCTGACACGGACAGCAGTTATACTTTCAAGAGTCATATCTTTAAAAAAAGGAAGTATTTTATTTTCTATAATTTTCTTTTTAGTTAAAAGAGTATGTTCTCTTAATCTAGGCTGCATATCCTCAATATATAAATCATAAAGACTCTGAAAAGTCATTCCTAAATTAAAGGTTGATTTCAAAAGAAATTCTCTTTCATATTCTTGTGCATCTTTTTTTGTTTTAAAACCTCTTTTAGTCGCTTGTGATCTTTCACCTTTATAATTTGTATAGTAAAATACTACCTTCCAAGTTTTCGTTTTATCATCCTTGAATGCTGGCATCCATTTTGCCTCCTTCATCCAACCTATATCTTTCTAAAAAATATTTTTTATTTATTCTTCCCCTTATAGTTTCATATCCTTTTTCTTCTAATTCTGAATTTAATTTTCTAATAACTTTATATGCAATTTTCTTTCCTACTTGTAATTTTTCAGCTACATCTTCTGCTTTAAGAAAGTCCATATTTACTCCTCCCTAATTTTCTTATATATTTCATTAAATTTTTTCTTGTAAACTTTGCCTTTTAATACTATTTCATCTTCTTCCTGCATCTCTGAATTTACAATTTTCATAAACCTGTATACTGTCCCTAATTTTAAATTATATATTTCAGCAATTTCATTAGCTGAGATATAATCAGCTAGATTTATTTTCAAAGATTTTTTTAAATAAATTTCTATAATTTTATTAATAGAAAAATCCTTAAATTTATAATCAGTATGATTAAACATATCTATGTATTCTTCAAGCTTTATATCAAGCATATGAAGAGCTAAAAACATAACTTCATGATGTATTTTTAATGTTCCTGCTTCATACTTTCTACCTGCTATTTCAGATTTACCTATCATCTCATAAAATTTACTTCTTTTTAGTCTGGAATTTATTCTAAGAGTTTTTAATATATTTCCCAATATTTTGTCCTTAGCTAAATCTTGATCCTTATTTTCAATTGTATCTTTTAGATATTTTTCCTTAAATACTTTTATGAAGTTTCTTTGACTAGCTTCATTTATCAAAATATTACCTAATTCATTATCAGAAAATAAAATATATTGTGACCTACCTGTTCTTTTTACTCCAAGAGTAAAATTATTTTCTTTATTTTTTATGCTATATAGACTTAATACTATTTCATGACTAGATACTGTATTATTTTTCCTTAATCCTAATTTTTCTACTTTTTCATAGAATTTATATTTTATGTTGTTTTTATCAAAAAAATATAATACTTTATCCATTTTTTCCCAGTTATTCTTTTTATATCTTTCACAATTTCCAAAAGCAGAAATTTCTTTTTTATATTTTTCTGATAATTTATTTAAGCATATTAGTGTATCATCACATCCTAATCCAATTACATTACAGTAACGGCAGCTATCACATGTACTCACTATTTTATAACTCATTTGCCACCTCTATGAGTTCATACATAGTATCAACTGGTCTTTTAGAAAATATACCAGCATAAACATCTATTTGAATAAATATTTTTTTCATTTAGGCTGCCTCCCTTACTATGTTTAATAATGCTTTTACTTCCTTTAGTGTAAGATTAACATATTTCTGTCCTTCATAGACCATTTCATAAGGAGCAAAATAACTTGATTTTAATGTCTCCCCACTCATTACTGTAACTTTTTTCCCTTTTATCTCGAAAATATATAAATAAGTGAACTCAAATTTTTGCTTTTTAGTATTATAACTTAGTATAAAATCTGATGATTGATATCCTGCAATATTTTCTATATGTTTTTTCATTTAATTGTCCTAATATTTCATATAATCTTTTGGATCAGGAATAGGAAAGCTTTTGTTAATCTGATATCTCTGCAAGTCAAAAAATAATTTTCCATAGTTCTTAACTCCAATATACTTCTCATGATCCAAAGTTAATTCTTTACATTTTCTACAAATGATACCCCACCATTCCAAAGGCATTTCTATTTTTATAGTATTCATTTTCATCACTCCAATTGTTTAAATTTTTCGATATATTTACTTGTTAAAGAATTTTCATATACTGAGATAGAATTTTTAAATTCTTGAAAAGCAAAATTAAAATTATCACAAGTTTTAACCATAACTGAATAATGATTAAATTTAGCTTTTATTTTATTCTCTTCATTTGCTTTAACAGTTCTTTTTTCTTCCTCAGCTATAAATACCCATTCTTGTTTTAATGCTTTGTATAAAATTGCATTGAACTCTTTCCCTTTGCCTGCTTTAATTTCATTTTCTGTAAGAGAATAAAGTTTATTAAAATCATCCTCTGAAATGTCAGGAATAAGTTTTTTTATATTGTTGATTGTTGGAATATTCAAAAGAGGATATCTATCTTTTGTTAAAAAGCAAAAAGAATTTTCACTACTTCTAGTAGTAGTAGTTTTATTATTAGTTTTATATAATAGTTTAATAGAATCGAAAGTTTCGACTGGTTGGTTAAAAGTTAAATCTAATATTTCAAATTCAATATCTTCAATAGGTCTATCCTTAACTTTCCCTATATAGAAAATATCTGCCTTCCCTAAGCCTGTATCCTTGATTTCCAGCAGTCCATTCTCCTCAAGTTCCTTTTTACATGTAATTATGGTATCTCTGCTTTTGTTTAAAATAAGTGCTAATTTTTCAAGAGAAAATTTTACATACACTCTTTTAAATTCATCCCACCATCCATTTTCCAATGATCTACTTAATTGATTACAGAGCAGAGAATATAAAATTTTAGAAGTATCACTTAAATTGTCTTTTATTGTGATAATTTCCTTTTTTTCTCCTTTGATTATTTTTATTTTTTTAATTTTTTTCTGATAATGCTGATTGTTGAATAGGCTTTTATTTAATTGATAAAATCCTTTGCCATCAATATCAGATATAGTTATATATTCCATATTTGCTCCTCTCAATAATTCAAAGTATAAGGTGATTTAAATAAAAATATTCTTGTTCTCTAGAGTAATTTTTTCTGTGATAAGTAAATAAAGACTCCTTACATACAGTTTTTCCATTACTTAAATGCAAAGTTTTAGATGTTTCTGAAATAATCTTTAAAAATTCAAGTTCTTTTATAGTTTGATATTTTTCATCAAAAAGTATTCTTACTATAGTTGGTGGTGTATTAGCAATCAACATATAGCATCACACTTCTTTTTACTATCAAGATATTTTTCTAATGCTTCTATCAAATACATATCTTTACCAAAAATCTTAATCATTTCCATAATCATTTGAGTAGTCATAAAATTTTCCTCCTAAATAAAAATTAATATTTTAATAATTTTATAATTGTAAATATAATTAAATTAATTTTAAATTAATATTAATACAAATAAATTATTTTGTCAATAATAAAATTAAGAATATAATAATTTTTTTATTTGAAAAGTTACTTTTATTAATGATATAATAAGAAATCGGAGGTGATATTATGCTAAAAATGAAACTACATTTATTAATGGCAGAACAAAGAATGACTCAAAAAGATGTTGCAGAAAAAACTGGAATTCATGCTCCAACTATTAATAAATATTTTCATGATACTTATCAAAAAATTGATAAAAACCATATTATAGCTTTTTGCAAGTTATTTAATTGTAAAATTCAAGATCTAATCGAATATATTCCTGATGATGACTCAAATACTGCTGATTAATCTACTCAAGAGAGCATCCTAGAAGATGATTGGGGAATCATTTTTGAAATTCTAGGACACTCTATTCAGTAGATTGCTTAAGGAGGAAAGATGACAAACATCACACTAGAAACAATTAGAATTATTATATTGCTATCTCCAGGAATATTTGGAGCATTTCTTTTAGAAACATATAACAGTGATGGCCAAAAAGAATTTTCTAATAAAAAATTTTATACTTATGTTTTAATAATTACTTTTTTTTCTTATTTCTTTTCAAGCATAGTTTATTATTGGGTATTATTTATAATAGAAGTAAAAAAAATTGAAATAGCACGTTATATATTTTTAGCATTTTTTCTATTAATCATTGTTTCTATGTTCTATTATATTAAGAAAATAGAGAAGCTTTCTTATAAGAAAATGGGAATAGGAATTTTATTTATTATTTTCTTTGTACTTTTACCTTCTTTTAATAGTGTAAAAGAAATAAAGTTTATGGAAGTTGATAAAAATCCTATTTTAATTTTAGCTAAGGGAGATTTTTTAAAATTTGATTTATTTTATATCCTATTTGCAATTTTAGTGGCAGTATATGTAATCATGTTAAGTATTCTATTTTTTGAGAATTTTATTTTTGAAATTAAAAATAAAAATTCTTATGTAAAGCTTATTCCATCTCTTATATCTGGAATTTTTAAAGGTGAAGTAAAAGTAGAACCATTCAATGAATTAAAAAAGAAAAAAGTAAGAATTTGTTGGTTTAAATATAATCAAACTTATCTTGGTAATGTTGAAGGATTCAAACAACTTAATGAAGATAAATTTGAATTTATATTAAAAAATGTTTTAATTTTAAATAGCAATAATGGAATTACCAAAAATAAATATGTTGAATATGTGGTTCTTCCTCTAACAAGAGGAGAATTTTACTTAGAATATCCACAAAAACAAAGACAAATTAAAAAAATAAAAAATATATTCCCAACCAGAGATAGAGTAATAATAATATCAACTAATAAATATTTAAAACATTAATATAAAAAAATCTGATATTGTCAGTTTAGAGGTTATTCCAATAACCTCTTTTTTATTTATCAATATTTTTATTTACTATCTTTTCTATTTCAATTTTTGTTGTAAGAGTTTGAACACTATTTCCACAGATGCTGCATTTATAATATCTAATTCTTCTTCCTTTTTTTAATTTACTGCAATATGCTCTCATTTTATTGGAACATTTAGGACATCTAACCATTTTTAGCCATTCTTTCAAGAATAATCCTTGCTTCTATTTCAGAATTTTTATTTTTTAACTCTTCTCTGCAATCTTCTGTGTAGTTTATTAAGTAACATCTTGTATTATCATCTATTTTTTCATATTCAAGTTCTTGTTTTAGTACTTCATCTATGCTTTTATTAAATTGATCTGCGAATTTTATCTGTTTTTCTAAAAGATTTTTAATCATATTTTTTAAAGTAATATCCATATCACATATAGAACTGTCACAATTTTTTATTATTATTTCAAGATCCTTTATAAAACTCTTTTGCATTTCTTTATTCCAGTTAATAATATTATGTAATTTTTCTCTTCTTCTATCATCAAGTTCGTCTATAACCTCTACATTTCTGAGGGCTTCTCCTATTGTCATCACATGAACTTGTAAATTCATACTTCTTTCTAGTTCCTGTGAGGGTATACTAGAGTTTTTCATTTCTTGACTCCTCCTTAAATTCTTTTATAAGCAGTTCTACTTTTAAGACTAATTCTTTTACTGTTTCAATTCTTTCCTTATTTGATTTTATTACTTCATCTACAAAATTTGCTGTTAATTTAAGATAATGACGATTTAATATAACAGTAGAAATATTAAATATTAAAATTATTATTGAAAAAAATGTTCTAAAATTTTTATTTATCACTTTATATTTCCTTTCTTAATCTTTTCTTGACTGTTTGCAGTTGTCAGTCTTAAACTTCACCTATATAATTTTTTTACCCCTTATGTTAATAAATACAGCTTTAGAAAAAAATGCTATTTTATATATAGTGAGATAAAATTTTTTGAATTTCTTCCAAAAATTTTAAATCATCATTTTCTAATTTTCTGTAAAGAGTTCTTCTAGAAATTTTCAATTGAATAGCTAGCCAACTCATAGTTTTATTGATATCTAAAAGTTTTTTTCTTATTTCAGTCCTTTCCATTCTATATTCCTCCTTTTTAAATAGTCACATTTGTGATTATAGAAGTTATACCATATGAGTCACAAAAAAGCAAGAGATAATTTAAAATAATTGTCACATAAGTGACAAAAAAATGATAAAATTTAAGTAGGTGATTAACATGGATGAAAAAGAAATGAATAATGTCGTAAAATTTTTAAGAGAAGAAAGAGATAAAAGAAAAATAAGTCAAGGGCAACTTTCTTATAAAAGTGGCATAAGTGTTTCTATTATTTCTAAAATAGAGCAAGGACTGCGAAACCCTACTGTTAATACTGTTTTGTCTATGGGAAAAGCTTTAGGAATTGATACTATGTTACTATTAGAAAAAATGAATGTTGTCACAAAAAATGAAATAGATCTGCATGTTCAAGAAAAGGTAGCTGAAAAATTGAGGGAAAACCTTGAATACATTCAAGAGCAAAATGAAGATACTAAAATTATTCCAATATATAATTCTGCATCAGCAGGAGTGGGTAGAATAGCTGATAGTATTCCTGATGACTATTTATCACTTCCTATGAAATGTATTGAAAATACTGTTGGCATAAAAATAGATGGAGACTCTATGTATCCAACAATTACAGATGGAGCTATAGTAATTTTAAAGAAAGATACAGAGGTTCATAATGGGGAAATAGGTGTTTTTTTACTTAATGATGAAGCTTATGTCAAAAGAATTACTAGAAAAGATGATTTCATATTTTTATACTCTGATAATATGATTTATCAGCCTATAATAGTAACTCAAAAAGATAATTTTACTATTTGTGGAAAAGTTATTAAAACAATAAATAAACTTTAACATCAAAAAATAATTTATTTATATTTTAAGAAACTCTCTTTATTCAAGAGAGTCTTCTTTTAGAAAATTATTAAAAAGAATTAAATAAAAAGAGATTAAAATAATTTTGGAGGAAAGTAATGAAATTTAGAGATATATATAATATTTTAAAAGAAGTAGATTTAAAAAAATTAGAATTGAAAAAAATTCAGTTTCTAGAAATGGGATGTATGTTGATGTACTTTTTATAACTAAAGAAACAAGAGATATTTTAACTAAAATTTTGGAAATACCATTTTTGAAAGAAGAATATTATGAATTTTTCTATAATAATATTTTAAAAAAGAACTTTGAAGAATTACCTCTAAGTGTAGAGATAATAAAAAAAATAGAACTTTTAAGAGAGGTATGCCTATTCTATAAAAGAAATTTTGAAGTGATATATCCACAATTAAATGAATATTCTATTTCAATTAAAGTTCCTGAAAAATATTCATTAAAAGAAATTGGAAAATACTTTGAAAATTTAGAAAAATGTTTTACTCCACTTTTATGTGACTCAAGAATAGATGGTGTATTTGAGCTTTCTAATTTTGATACAGGCTCTAAATGGATAGATGTTTCAGTAAAAACAGGAAAGGCTCTTGCAGTTATAATAGCACTTTTAGGAGGAATGACAAGTATAGTTAGTAATATAAAAGAATGCAGATTAAAAGATTTAGAAATAGAAGAATTAAAAATGGAGCTTCAAGAAAAAAAGATAAACTAAAAAATGATAAAAAAACAATTAATCAAGAAGAAATAAATGTTCAAAAAATAGATGAAGAAATAGCTTATTTAGAAAAATTTTGTGAAATACAAAAAAGACTCCAAGAAAATCGTTATAGAAAATTTGCTGAAAATTTTTATAAAGAACATTACTTAGTTATAAGTGAAGCCCCTAGTGATAAAGAACTTATTATTCGTATTACTAGATCAGTAGAAATATTATCAGAAATTTTAATTGATGGAGCTCAAATAAGACCAGCAATAGAATATAAAGAAAATTTTGATGGAATAGACATTCAAAAGTTAATCGCTTATGAAGAGCAAAAGCAAATAGAAAATAAAGGTAAAAATGTATAGAATTAAAATCTAAAGAGGTAATTGTGAGAAATAGTTTTAAAATTTATAAAAAATTTTACTAAAAATAATTAAAAAGGGGAAGAATGGAGATATGACTTATGAAGAAATTATGAAAAGATTAAAAGAGCTTAAACAAGTTGATACTTTTGGAACAAAAAAAGAATTGAAAGAACTTCCAAATATAATGTATTCTGGTGAAACTTTAGAATATGTTGCTTCTGGATTTATGGATGGGAATACTTGGTTAATAGCTTGTACAAATAAAAGAGTTTTATTTTTAGATAAAGGAATGCTTTTTGGATGTAAGCAATTAGAAATTCCTTTAGAAAAAATTAATTCAATAGAAACTTCAAAAGGTCTTTTATTAGGAAAAATAAAAATATGGGATGGAGCAAGTGCTATGAAAATTGATAATGTACAAAAATATGCTCTTCAGCCATTTGTAAATGCTGTTAATACTGCTAGGGAAGCTTTAAAAAATCCTGTTAAACCTTTAGAAAAAGAAAAAGGACAATCTATACAAGAAGAAGTTGATTATATCAAAGAACTGGAAAAATTGGCTGGATTAAGAGACAAGGGAATTATCACAGATGAAGATTTTGAAGCAAAGAAAAAGCAAATATTAGGATTATAATATTTATAAAAGAAAGAAATTTTCTGATGCTAATGTTTTGTATAGAGATATTTATAAATATATTGAAATGGAAAAAGTAGAAGAAAAAGTTACAAGATAAATTCTAATGGCAATATTTTTTGGTATTTTATTATTTTTAGTTTTTAATTTTATAAAATTAATGAAGAACAAAAAAATTTAAAATTTATAAAAAATAAAGAAAATATATAAAAAGAGAAAATTTCTTTTAATAAAGAGGGTTTTGTTTTATATAAAAATATGCTAATATAAATAGAGGGAGAGCAATGAAAGGAATTGAAACTTTATTTAAGAATAATGATTTAGATGATATTCACATTAAAATAAATAAGGATGAATATATAATAAATAATAATAGAACTGTTCCTACAAAAGAAAAAAGAAAGAGAAAGTATCTTTTTTTTGATGGTTATACCTTTTTAGCAATTATAAAAAAAATGAAAAAAATAATTTCTCTTGAAGAAACAATTGAAAAACAACAAACTAAAACTATTATTTTTAGTTTGGAAAGAACCTTATTCAAAGATAAAGCAGCATATATATTATTAGAAACACTTATTTATCTTATGTGTAGAGATTATAATTTTAATATAAAAATAACATTTGAAAAACTGGAAATTTTTAGTATATATCAAAGTAAAATAAAAAATATTTTAGAAAAATATAAGAATCAAATTATTGATAAAGAAAAATACTTAAAAGATTTCAGTGATTTTTTTATTACAGATAAACGTTTTAGAAAAATAATAAGATATGAAAAGTTTATTACTGATAAAACACAAATTTCAAAAGTTGCTAGTGATTTAAATACATTTTTTAAGACACTTTCTTTAAAAGAAGAACAGAAAGATTTATTTATTGAAACATTGGTAGAATTAGTAGGTAATGCTTGTGAACATGGTAAAAGTGATTGTTTAATAGATATAAATATAATGCCACATCTAAGAAGAAATTGTTTAGAAGATGAAAAAGCTGGATTTGATATAGTTATTTATAATTTTTCTGAGAACTTGTTAGGAACAGCTATAAAAAAACTTTTAGAATCGGAAGAAATTTTTCCTTTTAAAGCTTTACTAGAAAAAGCATTTTCAAATCATTCTAAATTATTTAACAGGTATTATACTTTAGAAGACTTTTATACCATTGCTGCTTTTCAATGGAGAGTATCCAGTAGAGAAAAAAATAAAGGAAATACAGGTGGAACAGGATTAACTACTTTGATTAAGGCTTTAATAGAATTTTCAGTAAAAGATCAATGTTATGTTTATAGTGGAAAAAATATACTTACTTTTAATAAAAAATATTTAACTTTATCATCAGAAGATAAAAAAGATGAAACATATAATTTAGTAGGGTTTAATGAAGAAGCTGATTTTATAAATTTTCCCCCACATAAGAGCTCAATTCTATTTTCTCCTTTTTATCTAAATGGAACCTTATATAATTTTACTTTTATAATGGAAAAAACTAACTAAGAGAGGTATTTTATGAATAAAATTAATTTAACATTCAATAAAACATTATCATCTATTGCAGGATATGATTTAGGGGAAGAGGTTTACAATACACAAGTAAAAAATTTGTATAAAATAGGTGAAAAAAATATTATAGTTTTTCCAAGAGAAGTTGAAAGAGTAGCTATTTCTTTTATTCAAGGATTTATGAGTGGTTTAATAGAAACAGTTGGTTATAATAAGGTATTATCTGAATTGACAATAGAAGGTAATGAAAAAGTAGTTGAAAGATTTAAACAGGTGATATAATGAGTTCATCTGATTTTATTTCTATAACAAGTTTATTAGCAACAGTTTCTTTAGGTGTTTATGGTTATTTTTTGAATAAAAAAATAAATTCAATTAATATGAACACTGTTTTTTATAACGAGATTTTTAATAAAATATTATTGAAAAAACTTCCTATTGCAGTAGATAATGCTATTAAAGATAATTTTTCTAATTTTGATAATTTAGACAATGTCCTAGTAGAGTTAGAAAAAAGGATTTTATATTTAAAATTTAAAAATAAAAAGTTTTATTCTGAAATAACAAAACAAATTTATGTAATTGATGACTTTTTATCCCATCTTTATAAAACACAAATAAAAACTGAAGCAATTAAAAAATTTGAAAAAGAAATTGAAAATCTTTATCAAATAATTTATAAAAACTACAATAAATAATTATTGTTAAAACATACTATGACAATAAAATGACAATAAAAATTCTAAAAAACATAGAAAAATCAGGAAATTAAAAAGGAAAACAGGAATAAAAAGTCCCTAAAAATCAATATAAGATATCAATATTCTTTAATTTAGGAGCGAGTGGGAGTAGTGGCTGAATTTCTCTCAAACCATTATTTAAAGAGAGTTTGAAAGAACTAAAAAACCATCGTGACAATAAAATGACAATAATTTAAAAATACAAAAAGCCCCTTAGAGTTAATCTAAGAGGCTTTTTTCTTTGGACTTATTAATAATTTTGAATAATATCATTATATAATTTTTATTTTTTTAATTTGAATATATTGAACACTGTATGAGATATATCCATAAGCTTATTTCATGAGATTTTTTTAATGTTTTGTGATATACTATACACAAAGATTAAAGAAAGAGAGGTGTAACAATGTCTGATATAAAAGGAATTGCATTGGGAATAGATGACTTTAAAACTCTGATAGAAGAAAATTGCTACTATATAGATAAAAGTAAGTTTATAGAAGAAATTTTAAAAGATAAGGCAGGAGTAAAATTATTTACTCGTCCAAGAAGATTCGGAAAAACTCTCAATATGTCTACATTGAAATACTTTTTTGATATAAAGGATGCTGAAAAAAATAGAGCTCTCTTTAAAGGTTTGTATATTGAAAATTCTCCTGCTATAAACGAGCAAGGAAAATACCCTATTATATTTCTCAGTATGAAAGAAATACAAGGCAGAAATTATGAAGAAATGATAGAAAGAACTAGAGATTTCTTAAAATTATTATATAATGGATATGTAATGTTAAGAGAGAATTTAAATCAAAGCGAATTACAAGATTTTGACGATATTTGGCTTGGTAAAAAAAATATAGATTTATCAAAAGCCCTATTTAAACTAAGTTTATATTTAAATAATTATTATAATCAAAAAGTTATTATTTTGATAGATGAATATGATGTTCCATTAATGTCAGCTTATGAAAATGGCTGGTACAATGAAGCAATACAATTTTTCAAAGTGCTGTATGGAGCTGTATTGAAAAGTAATCCTAATATTAAAATGGGAGTTCTTACTGGAGCTATTAGAGTAGCTCAAGCTGGAATGTTCTCTGACTTAAATAATCTTGAAATTCATACAATATTGGATGAAGATTATGATGAATACTTTGGTCTGTTAGAAGATGAAGTTGAAAAAGCTTTAAATGATTATAGAATAGAATACAAATTGGATGAGGTAAAATCTTGGTATAATGGATATAAATTTGGAAATGTAAAAGTTTACAATCCTTTAAGCATTTTAAAATTTTTAAAATCTAAAAAACTGGATGCTTATTGGATAAATACATCAGGTAATCTTTTAATTGTAAATTTACTCTTGCTTTCAGATGGAACTGTATTTGAAGATTTACAAAATTTAGTAAATGGAAAAGAGAAAATAATATACCTTAATAAAAATATAGCTCTAGGTAACAATCTCTCTCCTAATCATTTATGGGAACTCTTACTTTTTTCGGGATATTTGACTGTAAAGGAAAAAATAGATAATATTACATATTTAGTCAAGATTCCTAATAAAGAAATTTCAACATTCTTTAAAAACCTTTTTGTAGACATAGTTTTTAGAGGAAGCAACAATATTGGAGATATGAAACAAGCTCTACAAAGTAAAGATATAACTCGCATAATTACTATTTTAGAAGAAGTTGTAATTAATGCAATGAGTTTCTATGATACAAGTAAAAAATATGAAAATCCATACCAAACATTACTAGCAGGGTTTTTATATGGTTTAAACAGCTTTTATCAAGTTCTTCCAAATATAGAGAGTGGATATGGAAGAGCTGATATTATTCTTAAGCCAAGAAATAAAAATTGGGCTGGATATATATTTGAACTTAAAAGAGCAAACCACAGTGATATAAAAGTGGAAGCTGAAAAAGCTCTTAATCAGATTGAAGAGAAAAAATATGACAGCATATTAAAAAGTGAAGAAATAAAAGACATAATAAAAATAGGATTGGTATTTGAAGGTAAAAAAGTGGAGTCTACTTATAGTTTTGAATAA